CGCAAGCAACTACGGGAACTGCAGCGTGACTATCGCGCTCAGGCTCAGGAGGCCGCTCAGGAGGCTTACGATCGCGAGATGGACCGATGGTAGGGCAGACGTCACGAAGTGACGGGGAGAGACAGCCGTGAGCGATGAAAGACCTCGGTGCTTGTGCGGACGTGGCGCTTACTACCATCCATGGCGGTTTTGCGATGAATATCAGCCGGTCGTCCCGCCGCCCGCCGATCCTCCAGCGCCTGAAGCCACAAAGTTCTCACGGCGCACGGGATCTGCGTCTCGTGAAACGCCTCGGGATGGCGAAGGATAAGCTCAAGTAACGCGTTCATGCCACTGATTCTCATATCGGTTACTATACGGAACCAGCACAAAACATGCCACAACATCAACATCGCAGTCCCATCACAGTGCCGCAGCGCGTCTGCCGCAAATGCCGTCGCCTGAAAGAACTCGCGGGCGGCAAGCTTCGTTTCGGCCGCTTCACCTGCAAGGGGTGCCAATGAGACCCAAGGGCTATTTTGATCGCACTCAGAAGCTGTTCACCCTGGAGCAGACCATGGCGCGCCTGAGGGAGATCACCGGCGCCGATCCGCTTCCGCAGGTCTATCCCGATGAGCGCAATCAGCCGGTGAAGCCGATCACCCGGGTGGTAACCCTGCCCGCAGGGTTCCACGTGGAACCACTGGTGCTCGAATGGCTGGAGCCGATGAACCACCCGAACGGGGAGAAGACCCAGGTGAGCGCCGGGGGCGCGTACGAGGTCGCAGGACGGCGCTGTCCTGAAGGCTTTATCTTCATCGCCCGCCACGGACTTGACGTCCTGGGGAGCTTCCCAGGGGCTCAGGCGGCCCGGGAGTGCTGTGATGCGCATTACAGGCGGGCGTGCAGTGAGTAGATTCAGGACAGCCGCCAAAATCGACGCCGCGCAGCCTGAGATCGTGAAAGGTCTGCAGGCTCATGGGGTCGAGGTCTACCCGATGCGCTGGCCCGTGGATCTACTGCTGCGCTTCTGGTGTCAGCGCCACACCGACTACTGCTGGATGGTCATGGAGATTAAATCCCCCACCGGCAAGAAGATTCCGAAAGCCCGTTTCCGCCAGGAGCAGACGGAGCAGAACGAGTTCCTGGCCAAGACCAATACGCCCGCGGTCACGAGCCTGGACGGGGCTTTATTCGCCATTAACGCCCGCCACAGGTTAGAATCGGTGCACCTGCAGACCCAACTACGCCCCCAGGAGATACCCGCTTGAGCACTCCAACTCCGGTTTTCACGCCTTTTACGAAGTCCATCAGCTGGACCGACGCGACCACGGCTTCAGGCGGGGCGCCCCTGCCAGCGGGTGAAACCCTGGCCGATACGGTGATTGGGATCCGCGCCGATGGCGATGCGACCCACTCAGCAGGCAACTACCAGTGGCAGATCAGCGTCGCGGCCCCGGCGAGCTCCATCACGCGTGCGGATTTCGATGCGGCCATCAAAGCGGCCTATCCGCAGATGAATCCCGTGCCGCCGGGAAACTACTGGCTGAACGGGGAGCAGACGGATGTGCTGGACGGCCAGACGGCCACCAGTGCCTGGGGCACCACGGAGACGCCGTTCTCGATTCCGGTTCCCGTCGTTGCGCCCAGCAACCCCACCTCTTTCGTTGTCGCGTAGTGTGCTGGCTGCGCCGCTGGTTCCCCAAGTCCTGCACCTTGTGTCAACGCTGCGGTTGTTGAGATGGAAAAGACCTTCGCCAAGCCGAAACTGGTCCCGATCGCCCCGCTTCCGCAGGTATTGCATGGGCAGCGGGATCGGCTGCGCAAGATGATGGCCGGTCGGTGTGCATTACCCGATTCGCCCATCCCGCCGAAGCTTGCCAACCGCATCGCCGACTGGATCCTCATGATGGTGAGCTACCGGGCGAATGAGCGCCGCAAGGCCGGCGGGAAGCCCTGGGAGAATCAGGAGGTCCTGCAGGAGGACATCGCCCGCTCGGCGGAGATGATTGAGCTGGTGTTCATTGCCGCGAAGGAGGAAGCCGTACCGCCGCCGGACCTGCTGGTTGCCCGTACCGCCATGAACGATTCATGAGAATCCCGCTCGCGCCCAGCCCGAACCGTGTGGGACGGCTCAAATCCAGTGAGCCCACCGCCCAGGATATCCGCGAATCCTGGCAGACCTGGGTAGCGAGCAAATGCCCGCGGGAGCCTCTTCAGGAAGTGGTTCCACGTGGAACCCCAGCTCCCTTTGGCTTCCATGCCGGTCACGCGATCCCGAAGCCCTATACGCCGCCACCGGAAGATTGATACAGTCAAGGCCATGTCCAGCACATCCGGCAAGCAACACCGATTCATGGAAATGGTCGCTCACGATCCGGCAGCCGCCAAGCGGGTCGGCGTGAAGCCTTCAATCGGGCGCGACTTCGTCGATGCGGACAAGTCCGCCGGCAAGCACTTCAGGGGCAAGATGGAATCCATGAAAGGCCGCGCCAAAACCAGCTGGGAGAAGTAGATGCCCGCCAAGTTCACCCAAGGCACCTCGCTGCGCACGACCCGATCAACGCGCAACTTCACCCACGACCCGCCCGAGCCAAAGACGCATTCGGTCGATGGTCCGCGCGGTGGCAACACGATGAATGGCATGCCCGGCTACATCGACGCCCATCAGAGCGAGAACATGGGCCACGCGAAGGGCGGCAAGGGATTCGGTCCGCATCGGGAGGGACCGGTAGGCGAGAAAGGCGGATCGGGCGCCAAATCCATGGCCAAAGCCGGTAGCTCTCCGGGCATGAGCACGAAGGACTACAAATCCTCGTCCACCGATTCAGCCGGCTCGCTCCACGGCAACAGCAATACGGGCGCCAAGCATGTGCATACCGGTAACCGAACTCACAAGATGCCCGGCCAGAAAGCCCCGCCCACCAGCAAAGGAATCCTCGGAGGCACCGTCCAGAGAGCCGGTTTGAACGCGTTCAAAGGCGGCGGGATTCATGCCGTGGTTCCGAAAGGGTCAGGGGGTAAGATGGAAAAGCTCCGCGGTCACACCCAGACGTCTTCCGAAGGCCGTCGCAAATCGAGCATGTACTGATGACCATTTCCGCATGGCTTCCCGGGGTCAGTGTCCAGCAGCGCCAGGCTGAGCAGGGGTTTCTGACCAAAGTCGCCCCCAGTACGACTGTCTCGCTGGTCGGCTCTACCCTGTGCGCGACCGATTTCATGGTCCTGACCACGATCGGTGCTGCCGGTGCCGTACGGGTGCTGGGAGGCGCCGATACCACCACGGCGGGCAATCCGAATGGTCCCTGCACAGCGGGCGATACGATGATCATTGCCAATCACACGGGCCAGAACGTCACCGTCTACCCGAACAACAGCCTGGGAACGATCAAGAATAATTCCGCCGGTACGGGCGTTCTGATCGCCACCGGCCTGACGGCCTATCTGGTGTACTTCGGTGGCGACAACTGGGCCATGAACGCGAGCTGATGTGGCACGTCGCAAGACTCTCTGGACCCCCGAGCTTGTACGTCAGCGTATCCGTACCACTCAGCTCCTGAAACGTCTGCAGGATCACGCACTTGGCGTGGAGGGCGTGAAAATGAAGCCCAGCCAGCAAAAGGCTGCTCAATTTCTGCTGTCGCGCATGGTTGGGCCGCGGAGTGATCCTCAGGATCTGAACGTCAATGGGAACGTCACAGTCATGATGGACGACCCCACCCAAAGGCCCGAGGGGATGAACGGCTACCACCGCAAGCCCCTTGAACGCCAAGCCGACTAGGGTTTTCGGTAACTGGTACACCGAACCCCACCAGGACAATCTGTGGCGCTACCTGGAAGCCGGGGGCCTGAGAGCCTACGAGATCTGGCACCGCAGAGCGGGTAAGGACGATGTCTGCCTGAGGTGGGCCTGCAAAGCCGCTCATAAGCGCCGCGGCAACTACTGGCATATGCTCCCCCAGGCTGAACAGGCCCGAAAGGCCATCTGGGATGCGATCAATCCCCATACCGGCATACGCCGCATCGATGAGGCCTTCCCGGCCTACCTGAGAAAGCGCACCCGCAACAACGAGATGATGATCGAGTTCCTGAATGGCTCGATCTGGCAGGTGGTGGGCAGTGACAATTTCAACGCGCTGGTCGGCTCACCGCCCGTGGGCATTGTCTTCTCCGAGTGGGCACTGGCCGATCCGCACGCCTGGGCCTACATGCGTCCCATCCTGAGGGAGAATGGCGGCTGGGCGATCTTCATCACTACCCCGCGAGGCAAGAACCACGGCTGGAAGCTGCTTCAAGCGGCCCGGAAGGCCAAAGGCTGGCATTGGGAAGTCCTGCCCGCCACACATACCGGCGTATTCCAGCCCCACGAGCTCGAGGAAGAACGCCTTGAGCTGATCGAGGAATACGGCGAGGAGATGGGCCAGAACCTGTACGAGCAGGAGTATCTATGCTCGTTTGAGGCTGCGATCCTGGGTGCGATCTACGCCCGCCAGATGCGCAAGCTCGACCAGGAAGGGCGGATTACGCAGGTCAGGCACGATCCGACCCTCGAAGTGCACACCGCCTGGGACCTGGGTTACGGGGATGCGACGGCGATCTGGTGGTTCCAGATCGTGCGCAATGAGCTGCATATCATCGACTTCTATCAGAACACCGGTAAGGACGCGCAGCACTACGCCTCCCAGTTAGCGGGTAAGTGCCTGGCGCTCAAAGGTGAGCAGCCCCGCGATCTGGACGACAAGAACGCGAGTCACCGCCAGAAATACCGCTATGGGCAGCATAATGGTCCCCATGACACGGCCACCAAGACGCTGGCAGCCAACGGACGCTCGTTCGGGGATCAGATGTTCGCTTTCGGCTACTCCATGAACGTCATCCCCGCGGTGAATCAGGCCGATCAGATCAATGGCGCCCGCAAAACGCTCGATTACTGCTGGTTCGACGCGGACCGGACGGAGAAGGGTCGTGATGCGCTGTCGAGCTATCATTACGGCTGGGATGACAAGAAGAAATGCCTCACGGACGAGCCTTATCACGACTGGTCGAGTCATCCGGCCGATGCGCTGGAGGTTTTATCTCAAGTATGGGCACCCGTGAGGGCGGCAAGCAGCAAGCCAACGCCCAGGTTTTTGGATCAAGTCACCGCAGACGAAGTCTTCTTTGGAGAGCTAAAAACACAGCACTCAATAAAACGTATTTGATATCATTAGGGTGACAAGGCGGAGCACTAATATGTCCGGCATGGCAAGGCGACGCAGGGCGGGGCCAAGCGCTGCTTTGAGAGGTATGGCATTGCAGGCCCAGGCGTAGCTGGCCCAGGCCCGGCGTGGCAAGGTATTCACCCCAACGAGGTCAATATGAAAATCAAGATCAAGATCGAAGGGATCACTCCCCTGATTTGCAATCGGTTCACAGACGAGGCTGCGCTGGCTGCCTCTTCAGGCAGTCGTGGTTCTGGCAGTGCCCAGGATCGCGGCTTACCGCAGGCCATCTGCGAAGCCAAGCTCTATACGGGTCTGGATGGCAAGCCCATGATCCCTCAGCCCAATCTGTTGCGATGTCTGGTCGAGGGAGGTCGATTCCATAAAGCCGGCAAGACCCAGATCACCACCGCACGCAGCAGCCATCTCTATGCGTGTCTCGATATTGAGGGCGCCGAGATTCCACTGATTCATGAGCAGCCGTGGAAGGTGGATACGCGCGCCGTCCGCATTCCCGCCACGGGTGGCCGCATTCTGGCTCACCGTCCAATGTTCGATGACTGGGCGCTCGAGTTTGTGGCTGAGCTGGATACTGATATTGTAGGCGTATCAATTCTGCGTCGGATTGTGGATGACGCGGGTCGGCGGATCGGACTGGGAGACTTCAGGCCCGCCACGAAAGGCCCGTATGGCAAGTTCGTCGTGGTGAAGTGGGAAGAGATCAAAGAATTGAAGGCGGTTGCCTAGTGTTGTATGGCCGGGCTCTGCCGGGCAAGGCAGTGTGCGGC